TTATATAATCATAACAAAGAGATAGCAACAAGAAAAGGAGAGTGTTGAAATGACAAAAAAAGATTTTATCAAAGAAATTCGAAAGATTAACAAAACATATAGAGAGGTCATTGGTGGTAAATGTGAGGGTTTTTTTATAAACAGTATTTATTTTTGTTACGAGCACATTAGACTGCGCTTTGACGATGATAACGACGAATTATTTATATATGACAGAAACCGAAACAAAATTATGGCATGTGTCAGTTATAAAGATTTAAGAATTTAATATCTAAAATATATAAATTGCTGCCCTATCGGCATAACGGGGAGAAAGAGGTATAAAATGCCAAGAACAATTGATTTAATCAAAAAACACACTCAGGAGTACAATGAGTATATGCTTAAAAATGGTGAGTACAGCTTCCACAGATTTACAGACGGTTCTATCCATTTCACAAAACCGATATTTGTTACTGGAAATATTGTGAAAGAAACCGGCATATTACCTCTCAGACCTGTAAGAGAGTTGGAAGAGCTTGTGAAAGCCGCTATGGATGATGGTGCTTTAGTTACAATCAACGACCACATTATATTTAGAGGACGTGACGTTATGTTAGGCGAAACTGAGATTGCGTTTTATAATAGTAGTATTAGAATTGAATACACAGGGATTAGCAGCATATATGTCGATTTCAATCACGAACTGAGAAAAATCATGGAAGATATGCAAAACGGTCGTTACGGGGACGTTGTTTTTATAGATGGCGTTAAAATAGGCACTAATGGTTTAGTGCTGTTGGGACAGGAATTTGTGTATTTCCCAGACGATAACGATTTGCATACACACGGGGTATATAAAAAATATAGTGACGTCAAATCAATTGTAGATATTACCGGATATTATATTTTTTGGAGGTCAAAAAATGATAGCAACAACCACGAGTGATATAATTTATGTGTCTATAGCTTTAATTATGATGTTTGTGTCGGGGTACATCCTCGGCACAACAGACGAAATGGGAAGAGAGAAAAGAAGAAAAGAAAAACACAGAAGAAAACGAGAGCAGAGAAATGAGGTGAAAAAACATTGAGAAAATTATCGTTACGTTTAGATATGAGAATATACAATTGGGCAGAAGAATACGGAACAACAGTGAGCGAATACCTCGAACATGCTGTGTACTCAGCTTTGGAGTTCGGTGGCACTGGTTTTAAATTTGAATCCTCGAGAGCCGTGCCGAAGTACGACACAAGTGTGTACCTCACAGATAAAACTTTTAGAGAAGTAAAGAAGTTGGCAAAACATAACAACTTGAGCAAAGCGCAAATACTGAATCGTTCTGCGATAATGTTTCACGTGAAACATATTCACGATGTAGAACGAGAGGAAAGGGAGAGTGAGCAGTGGCATGATGATAGATTATGCAAAACGCCGTACTAAAGTTATAAGAAAGCTTAAAGTATTAGCGCAAAACAAAAATTTCGGCATGGGCGCAAAGAGTAATATACAATACATGCTACAGCAATTACCACCAGAAAGTCAGATAAAAACCGCCCGCCAGAGACGAGGCGCAATGGAAGCACTAGAACAAGCTGAGAAATCTGATTTATACAGTGTATCAGGGCAAAGGAGAATTGCCAGACGAAAAATGGCAAAACTTGAAAAGTTGGGGATTAAATTTAAGACTTATAAAGAGCTCAATGAGTTTGGTGAGTTCATGGAATCTGTTCGCGATTATTCATTGGGGCGAGTATACGACAGCACAAAGGCGCTAGAGTTGTTTATTGATAGAGGTGAAAAATCTGGTGATGAATTACTCAATCAGTACAGGGAATGGCAAAAAGCAAAGAGAAGAATTGATACGTAGAGTACAACAGATATATAGAACACCTAACATGAGAGGAAAACAACGCTTTGCAAAACAGTCATACCGAAATTGTATATGCGCTTTCGATATCGAAACTACACGACTTCCTGAAATTGAACAGAGCATCATGTATTTATGGCAATTTGCGGTATTACTTGACGATAACGAAATAATATGTGTGTACGGAAGAAACTGGAACGAACTTGAAGAATTGTTTACTGACATCGAAGATGAACACCTCATCACAATGATTTTTGTACACAATCTGTCATATGAATTTCAGTTTCTGCGTTCGCACGTTGAAATAAAGCCGGAAGAAGTGTTCTCGCTCAAGCCCCGGAAAATACTCAGAGTTAGAGCAGGTAACCACCAGCAAGGAAATTTGGAGTTCCGATGCTCATACATGCAGACACACAAGAGCCTTGACAAGTTCCTGAGCGATGGTGGGGTTGAGAACCAGAAGTTGAAAGATTTTGATTATGACAAGCGTAGATATCCGTGGACAGAATTAACACCCAAAGAAATTGAGTACGGGTGCAACGATGTTATCGGATTATTACAGGCAATGCATAAACGATTGATGGATAATAACGATACTCTATACACTCTACCATTAACATCTACAGGTTACGTCAGGCGAGAAGCAAGGCAAGCTATGAAACAGTACAATTATAAAAAACTGCACAGCATGATGTGCGATACAAGCTTATACACACTTCTTAGAGAAGAATTCAGGGGTGGCGATACTCACGCAAATAGATATCATGTAGGGAAAATACTCAATAAGGTTGCTTCCTTTGACAGGGCAAGCTCTTACCCAGACGTTATGCTCAATTGTGAATTTCCAATGACAAAATTTGTGCGACAGGGAAATTGCGGTATAGAGGATATTGACAGGTGGACAAAATTCCACAAGGCTTATGTGGGGCGATTCCATTTCCGAAACATCAGGCAAAAAGATGTGTATTACGGTGCGCCATATCTTACAAAAGACAAGGGCTATTGCATAAGCACAGAATCAGTTTGGGACAATGGGCGTTTACTCTCAGCCGATGAATACTCGTGTACACTAAACGACATTGATTTTGGAATTGTAAAAGGAGAATACGTTTGGGACAGCGTGGAACTTACAGATTTTTATACAGCCGGGTACGGTTATCTTCCAGAACCATTGCGAAATCTGGTGAAACGCTTATTTACAGATAAAACGTCTTTAAAAGGTGTTGAGGGTAGGGAAATTGAGTACGCTCTGTCAAAAGAGTTGATAAACTCACTATACGGGATGTCTGCGCAAAACCCTGTCAAGCCAGATATCATCTACAGCAACACCGAAAAACCATTCTCGGTTGAGGACGGGGACACAGAGGAAAAGTTAATGAAGTACAACAAAAGGGCATTTATGCTATACGCATGGGGTTGTTGGGTGACTGCTCACGCAAGACAAAGGCTCAAGCTTGCTGTGAACATAGCTGATGAAGATTTTGTTTATTGTGACACAGATTCGTGCAAAATACTGATTACAGAAAGATATCCCGAAATCCAAAAGGGGTTTGATGAGCTGAATAATCGGTTAAAGAACGATTCTTCGGAAAATGGTGGTCATGCTACAGACCCAAAGGGCGTAGAACATTATCTGGGCGTATACGAGTATGAGGGTACATCCGACAGATTTATAACCCTAGGTGCAAAAAAATATGCTCAAGAAAAAAACGGCAAACTTGAAATCACGATAGCAGGCGTGGGAAAGAAAAAAGGTGCGGAAGAATTGCGGAAAATGGGCGGTTTGGAAGCTCTGAAAATCGGAACCACATTCAGGGCGGCAGGTGGCACAGAATCTGTCTATAATGATACAGATTATGGTTATTACAACCCCGACCCAGACAACCCGGATAAAAGCGTGCACATTACCAGAAACGTTGTCATACGCCCGTCTGAATATACTGTGGGACTTACTCTCGAATACCTAAACGTCCTCAACAGTGTTGACTTGTGGCATGATTTTTTAAAAAATACCAAAGAAAAGTCTTGACATACACATTCACATATGCTATTATATACTTGTAACAAAAAACAAAATAGAAAAGGAGTTGAAAAACATGATTACAAGGAGCATTGAGAAAGTAACAGCAAAGATTACAGACGAAAACGGACAGTCTGTAGAAAAGACCTACTACGGCGCAAACGTAACAGCTACAAAGATTAAAAAATCTTACGAGGCTGAAACAGGAGTAAAAGCTGTGAAAGTTTCTATGGATACTGAAGTTGTAAAAGCATCTATGACAGAAGCTGAATTTGTACACTACGGAAAAGTAGAGTAGGAACACATTAAGAAACAAACAGGTCGCAATCTGAAACAACTCCCGGCTGTGGGTAAAACAGCATAAAAGAAAAAAGGAGAAAACATCATGGAAATTATTAAAACAAACATTCAGGAAAACGAGTACACAATGGAGTTAATGTATGCAATGTTCGAGGACGAGAACAGAATCCGTCTTTCAGACACTGCCGGAACAACTGTGGAGTTTGACCACTATGCTATTGTTGAAGATGAAAACGCAAAGGGCGAAGTTGTGAAAACTCTGTCAATCGAGGATGCGGAAACACGTAGCGTTTATGTGACGACATCTACCTCATTCATTCAGGCTTTCGAGCGCATTATTACAATGGCTGAAAAATGTGGAGAGGACTTCCGAAAAGTATCTGTATTTTTCAAAAAATCACAGCGTGGAAGAAACTTTTTAGTAGCAGGTTATGTGAAATGAAAAAACCTGAACTGTACGACAGTAACGGTTATGTGAATATAAGGGGCATCTTGGAAACAGGGTGTCCTTTTATCTTTATATGGGGTGGTAGAGGAACGGGAAAAACTTATGGTATTTTGAAACACGCTGTGGAAAACAATAAAAAATTCATTTACCTACGCACCCGACAAACTCAGATAGATATGATACGCACACCACAATTTAATCCGTTTAAGCAATACAATGCCGACTGCAACAGACGTATCACCCCGTCACCTATCAATAAAATGTATTCAGGTTTTTATGATACAGCGTTTGACGAGAAAACAAAAAAATACACAAACTCGGGGGAACCACTAGGCTACTCAGCAGCACTCGGCACTATATCCAATTTACGAGGTTTCGGGGCAGCGGACGTTGAGTTGATGTTTTATGACGAGTTCATCCCGGAAAAGACAGAACCGCAGTTAAAAAACGCTACAATCGCTCTCTTAAATGGATATGAAACCATAAACAGAAATCGAGAGCTTATGGGAGATAAGCCTTTACAGCTCATATGTGCATCAAACAGCGAAAACGCAAACTGTGACATATTCGCAAAATTGGGTTTAATCCGTAAAGTCACTGATATGCACAAAACAGGACAGGAATTTAGCTATCTGCCTGACAGGGGGATTATCCTCATAAATTTAGCCAATTCACCAATTTCTCAAGCAAAATCTGAGACAGCGGTATATAAAATGGTCGGAAAAGACAGTGATTTTTACAAGATGTCAATTCAGAATGATTTCTACGCTGAGGACTATTCGGACATAAAATCCGAACCCATAAATGAGTACGTCCCCATTGTGACAGTTGGAGAAATAACCATATACACACACAAAAGCAAGGAAAAACTGTATATTACACAGCACCTACAAGGCTCACCCCAGATTACCTATTCCACGTCAACAAGAGATTTAACAGCTTTCCGGCACAAGTTCATATGGGTATGGGGGATGTATCTTGACGGGTTAGTGAGTTTTTCAGATATCGAATCAAAATATTTACTTGACAATTATTTCAAGATGTGATACTCTATCATTGTAGGGGGAGTGGTACAAAACCGACGGGCGGAACCCGTGTACATGAGTTTGGTTGGCTCACAGCACTTCCCCTCAATTCAAAAGAGGGGGGTGACAATATGGAATGGATTCAGGCAGTAAGCCAGTTATTCAGCTCTTTAGGTGTACCTGTAGCGTGCCTTGCAGTAACCTTTTATTTATGGTACAGGGAGACTGAAAACCATAAAGAAGAGATACACAACCTCGCAGAGGTTCTAAACAACAACACGATGGCAATTCAGAAACTTGCAGACAAACTGGACGTAAAGGAGTGATACCATGCCATTAGGCGCAAAAATTCTACTAGACCCCGATATGGAAGAACAGTACGGAATGATTGACATTATACCAGACTGCGACGTATATGGCGAATACAAGATAAGCACAAAGAGTTCCCCTCTGATGTTGCGTGATAAGCCAGATACAAACGCAGATATCATTGTAGAGATGCCAAAAGGACGTACTATTTTTTGTTACGGGTTCACAGATATCACTATGAACTGGTATCTTTGTGAATACTCCGACAGTGGAAAGATTTATGCAGGTTTTTGTAATAAAAAATATTTAATAAAAAAGGAGTGACAACATGAAAATCGAGGATATCATCGCCCTTGCGGGGGCAGGATTTAGCAAACAGGACATTATCAAGATTGCCGGTACAGGGTCAATTCCGACTCCGACTCCGGCTCCGGCTCCGGCTCCGATTCTGACACCGACACCGGCATCAGCACCAGCACCAGTACCAGTTCCGGCACAGGTTCCGGGTAATACTCAGGACGTTTTTAATCAGCGTATGGGCGTTCTGGACAATCGGTTAGATGAAATCACAAGACTGATTCAGGTGGGTAACCTGAGTAACTCTCAGATTCCAGAACCACCGACAACTGACGATATGTTAGCATCAATTATTAATCCACCAGTAAAGGAGTGATATCATGGGTTCATCAAATGCATTAACGACGGGCGCACCGAACATATCCAATTTCAGTTCGGCAACAATTCTGAATGAAATCGTTAATCAGGCAACAGGCAACAAATCGATTAGTGCGATTGAAACTAGCAATTTTACTTCAGTTGCTACCACAGCACTAGGGTTAGGAATCGACCCATTGTTAAACGCAATTTCTCAGGTTCTTAGCAGAACTATTTTTTCTATTCGACCATATTCACGAAAGTTTAAGGGGCTGTATCAGGATAACATGACTTTTGGAAATCATGTGCGTAAACTCAATATCGCAGATTCTGATTGGGATAAAGATGGTAGGTACGACTTAAAAAACGGGCAGAGTGTGGACGACCAGGCAGTGGCTATTCCAAAAATACTACAGACAAATTTCTATGGACAGAACGTTTACCAGAGACAGATTACACTGTTTAGAGACCAGTTAAACGTTGCTTTACAAAATGAACAGGAATTTCAGAGGTTTGTTACTATGATTATGACAAATGCGTCTGATTTGATTGAACAGGCACATGAAGCAACAGCAAGAATGACGCTTGCGAACTTTATCGGGGGTAAAGTTAAAGGGGACACAGACAATGTTATTCATCTTGTGACAAAATACAATGATGTAGCGGGAACTACACTGACAACTGACACGGTAAAACAGCCTGAAAATTTTGTGCCGTTCATGAAGTGGGCGACAGGTTACATCAAAACAGTGTCTGACTGGATGACTGAGAGAACACAAAAATTCCACATTAATGTAACAGGGAAAGAGATTTCCCGACATACACCATACAACAAACAGAAACTCTATCTGTATTCTGAGGAACTTAATAATATTGATGCTACTGTTATGTCCTCTATCTTTAACGACAGCTATCTGAAAATGGCTGACCACGAGAAAGTTGGATTTTGGCAGAACATTGACACCCCCGACGGTATCCATGTAAAAGCATCATATATGAACAATGTAGGCAATATTGTTGCTGACACTGTGGGAACAGCTACTTCTAACATTTTCGGTGTGTTATTCGACGAGGAAGCGGTTGGTATCACAACTTATGGCGAGTGGTCTGCACCGTCCCCGTTTAATGCGAGGGGTGGATACAGTAACATTTTCTGGCATTTCAATGACAGATACTATAACGACTTCACCGAAAATGGAGTTGTGTTCTTATTAGATTAATAAGGTGGTGACAGCATGAGAGTTCATTTTTACAATGTAGGAAAACGTAAAAATTCTACATGGGTTCCTCCAGATTCTTCTGCTGTTGTGACTAGAACAGGGGCTTTACGTAGCCCCTCTTCTATTTCAAGTCCAACGCTGAGCGTACAATATAACGATACTTCTGGGAATCCAACTAATTTGAATTACTGTTATATTGAGGAGTTTAACAGATATTATTTTGTAAAAGACTGGACGTTTGAAGAGGGTCTATGGATTTGTTCATTAGAGTGTGATGTATTAGCAAGCTTCAAAAGCAAAATCATAGAAGAAGAATTTTACATTTTACGAAGCAGTGCCACTTTTGATGGTTCTGTAATAGACAATTTTTACCCCGCAAAATCCGGTTACACAAAAAAGGCGCAAGAAATTAGCGTACTGCCAGAAGATGCAAGCACAGGTTGGGTAACAGGGTTCATTATACTGACAGTAGTAGGTCAAGAGGGTGCATTAGAATATTACCAATTTCAAGTAACAGATTTCACAACGTTCTGCCAGAAAGCATTCGGTGACATAGATTGGGCTGATATCAAAGAATCAGGAATAAAAGATTCCATTGTTAAAATTGTTATGAACCCATTCCAGTACGTATCAAATTGTATGTGGATGCCTTTCGGTATACCTGGCGGAACAGAAGTATCAGAGCTTCCGTTAGGATATTGGAAAATTCCTGCAGTATGTACAAAATTGAATGCACTTTTAGCATACAAACTAAAACGGAGTGTGACCTTGTCAAGTCATCCTCAGGCTTCTAGAGGTGATTACCTGAACCACGGCGCATATCATCGGTTGGAAATAGCCTCAAGACTATTTGGTGTGATGCAAATTGACACCAATAAAATAAATATTAGCGCCCCAATTAATGTTGATTTCCGAATAGACCCGAGAACAGGTGTATACGATATCTCGTTTACTAATAATAATGCACTACTCGGCTATAGTTCTGGCATGTATGGCGTTCCTGTTCAAATAAATGAAGCTAGAAACAATCCTCTTGAGGGTGTGATATCATCTGTAGCCGCACTCGGCAGTATTGCTTCCGTTCAACTCATGAAAGGAGTTGGGTATATCGGGAACGCTGTAAATGAGTTCCTTCCTACAGTGTCGTCAAAAGGGTCTAACGGCTCAACTATAGGAACCGATGGTTGGATATCATTTTTTCAATATTTCCTAACAGTCACTGACGAGGACAACAGTGAAAATGGGAGACCGTATATGAAACGTGGTACTTTTAAGTCACTGGGAACCGGATATTATTTGGTAGAACATGGGGACATGAATATTACAGGGGCTTATTCAGATGAGATATCAAGAGTTAAATCATTGTTAGAAGGGGGCGTTTATTATGCATAGAAACATCAGAAATGACAACTCAGCATTATTAATAGGTCTTTCCATTGGTGGCTCTGGGGGTGACGGTGGTGAAATCCCCCTGCCGTCTGGAAAATGGAATGTGATAGTTACAGACAAAGAGAACGGATATTTTACACTAGAACAAATGAAGCAAAATGCAGCCAATATTAACAACTACTTTAAGGAAAGAGGATGGAGTGCAACAGCCAGAATGGCACTTTTGGGGAACATGGAAAAAGAAAGTACCATGAATCCCGGATTAATTGAAGTTGGTGGCGGTACTACTCCGGCAGGCCCTGGAAGAGGTCTTGTACAGTGGACACCCGGTCAGAATCTTCTCACAGTTTTAGACGTGCTGTACGGGGGGCATGATGATTGGTATGATGGGGGGAAACAGTGTGCTGTTTTGTTTGCTGAATATCAGGAAAGTGTGGGGGATGCACATAGAGGTATTGAACCGCAGTGGTATCAGACATCTAGTTATCCAATAACATGGAGACAATGGGCAACTGGAAACTATGATTTAAAATATCTAACAAATGCGTTCATGTACAATTATCTCAGACCCGGCGACCTGAATCAGCCTGATAGATATGTAAAAGCGCAATACTGGAGTTCAATATTTATAAAGGGGTGATATGATGCCATACAGTTATGAAATGATAAACTTGTTTAACTCGTCTTACAGTCCGTCAACTCTTCACACAAAAAACACTCAAATGTTCACGTTTTTCAAAAAGTATTTACTCGAGAAAGTTATGTCTGTGTTTGAATTTGAGTTACCTGAAATGTGGGATAAGAATTATTTTCTGTACTCGTTGTTTTTAAATGGCTATCTGGCAATTGTGAATACGGACAAGTTTGGTGTTATATGTCAGCATTGTGGATTGAGAGGATATAATATATATTACAATCCCACACATGCCATAATTGTCAATCCTCTATTGACTGGAATTTTAGAACCTAAAATTGGCACCCAGTGTTCTCTTATCAGATTACAGCCAAATTATAGTGGTGTTTCTGATATCGTAAATTACTATGCAGATAATATGGCTATGACTGCTGAAACGTGTGAAATGAATATCATGAATAGCAAGCTATCATTCCTTTTCGCTGTGAGAGGAAAAAGCCAGGCTGAATCAATGAAGAAAATTCTTGACCAGGTGATGAGGGGTGAGCTAGGGGTTTTCTATGATGAAAAACTGAAAATGGGAAATGACAATATCCCATTAGATTTTTTTAACAACGACTTAAAAAAGAATTTTATTGCCCCAGAATTACAGGACACGTTGAGACGGTGGGAAGAAATGTTCTGTAATGAGGTTGGTATCCCGAACATAAGAAGCGACAAGAAAGAACGTATGATAGTGGATGAAGTGAACAGCAACAATATTGAATGTTTCACAAAAGCGGAACTGTGGCTTGAAACACTAAAAGAGGGGGTTGAGCAAACCAACAAAATGTTCAATCTTGACCTTAGCGTTAAATTGCGTCATAATGAAGGGGGTGGGAATAATGCCCGGGGAACTTTACTTGCAGGGTCTGCTAGCATGGAATGAGAATCTGTTGAAAGATAATTTCATAAGCCATTTACCTATCAATATGGTGAATGATATTGGAAAGGATAATATTCAGAACTATGTGTTGTTGAAATGTGCTGAACTGGAAGTTCTGATACCGTCACCTACTGAAATGGCGTTGGCTTTAAATTCGTGGGCTTCAGTGAATGAAAGATTGTTCTCAATCATCTATGATATAGAACTTGCTATTTCCACGACAGAGGGCGTAAAAACAGAGACAATTACAAGAGACAGAAAGGGAAAATCTGAAACAGAAGATAAAGAAAATTTAAAACAGGAAAGTAATAGTGGGACGAGTGGGGCAGATTCAACAGCCGAAAAAGTGGCAGGGTTTAATTCTACGTCACTTGTGGATAAGGGAAGCACAACCATTACTTATGGGGGAAAAGCAAGCTATGATGAGACAAATAACAACGCAAAAAATTCTAAAAATGAAACGACAGAAACGGAAAAAGAAACAAGGTCTACAGGGATGTCGGAACTTGAAGTGTTGGATTTCAAGCTTGAAAAATCTATGAGTGCTTTGAGTAAGATCACTGAATTGTTTAAAGAAGAGTTTTTCTTATTGGTATATTAAGGAGTGTGAGAAAATGTTTAAATTTCCGTATACAAATTTTCATGAAATGAACTTGACATGGATTATTGAAACTGTGAAAAACCTGACAGAAGAATGGATTGAAATGCAAGGAAAGTTTACCGGATTACAGGGTGACTTTGAAGAATTAAAGAAATTTGTAACAGATTATTTCGCTAAACTTGAAATTGATAAAGAAGTACGAAAAATCTTGGATGAAATGAAAGCTAGCGGAGAACTTTCGGAAATCATTTCAGACGCATTATTACAAGGAGCGTTGGCGAGAGTTAATAAACCCACGGTTCTTATTTTGGGTGACAGTTACGGTGCAGGGGAAAACCTCTCTAATAAAGAAAATTCGTGGGCATATATGCTTAAAAACGCCCTCGAAAAAAATGGATATACAGTGAAACTGAGTGCCATTGGTGGTTATGGTTTTAAAGCGGACGGAACAAAGACATTCACCAACATGTTAAACACGTTAGCTAGCACTATGATGGCAAATGACAAGGCAAATGTTGTCAAAGTGATTGTAGGTGGTAGCTATAATGACCGAAATGCCCCTGAAAGTGATATCAGTCAGGGCATGATTGATTTTCAGAATGCTATTTCAAACAATTTTGAAAACTGTAAAAATGTTGTTGTGTGTCCTATGGGCTGGACTTGGGAAGGACATCAGCAGGGGATTCACACATCAACCACATATATCAGTGTGATTAAAGCAATTAAAATCTGGATGTACTCGTCAGCTCAATTGGGATTCAGTGTTATCCCCGCATATCAGGGAATGCTGTATGAATCCTCCTTTTCAAATGACGGTGCACACCCGTCCGACCAAGGACAGAAAAATATTCTGAATATGGTGATTGGAGCGTTTGACGGGCTTTACTTTAAACCAATTAACAGTATTGAGTATGGTACAACATTTACAAAGACTTCAAGTATTCCCGGTAGAGGTGGTGCGAAAATTAGGTATTCCATTTTTAATGGCACTGCCAAAGTGAGATGTCTGGAACTTAATCTCAGTGAAATAGATATACCCGGGTTAAAACTGGACGGTACTCCATTAGAAGTTGGTACTATTGATAGTCCCGCAATTCATTTCAATGCGACAGATTGTACGTTCCCGTGTAGTGTGATTCTGAGAGGTAAAGAAACTGATACAGCAGGAGAAGCAAATTTGTTCACAATGGTGCAGGGTTCTATTAAAATTTCAGAGAAAAAAGTGTATTTAATTATGCAAGCGATTAATACTGCGAAAAGGAATTATTTAAGGTATGACATTAACCGGATAGAGTGCGTAGATTTTGGGGAATTTGTCTTTGAC